TTCACGTTCAACTCCATCATCACAAACTCTCATTTCAAACTGAGCATTATTGTCAGATGGGATTACTCCTATAGCCTGACCGATGTATTTTATTTGAAATTTTCCATCTTCTTTAACCAATACCATTCGGTGATCAGAAAAATCAGTATCGCCTTCAGAATTATCTTCAACATATGCGAGGATGGGCGTGTTTGCTAAAGATGGGATAGCGTCTTCTACCACTGGTTTATCAAAATAACTACCATTAAGGTTCTCACCTGTATGCATGAGCCATATCTTAACTTTTAAGAACCTTGTATCTTCAGTTTCATTTTCATATGTTTTTAGTTTTTGAAATAGAACAGGAACGAATTTATCAATCTTTTTGTCCAACCATTTCACCTCCTTTCAGAGATAGATGTAGTTATTCTCGAATATTAGCGTCAGTATCTTTCGTCTTATCTCCACTTTCAGATAAGTCACCGTTTTTATTGGGGCGACCTGCTCCATCTTTACCAGAAGTAGTATGTGATGAAGATAACGGAATAAGTTTCGAACTTAAATCAAGTATTTCATTTTCCAAGAAAATCATATTTGCAAAACTACTTGGAGTTAAATCCAATGTGGCAGCCAAAGCAGACTTCACAGGTAAACCATATTGTGCCGACTTTAACAATCCCTCACGAACAGTATCAATGTTATAGTGAGTAGTTTTCAAAAACTTAACTCTAAATTTGAATTTCTTGTTAGAATTCTTTAATTTTCGATTCAACCACCGTTCAAATTGCTGTAAACATAAGAATGTAATTTGTTCATCTGTAATAACTGATTTTGTTAATCCAGAACTAGTTACCTTATCAGCATTAAATAATACTTGACTAACACCTGCTGCATTATAATAATCTCTTTCAGCTTCAGCAACATTGTCATTATCTTTATTTTTTCGTTCAAGTTTAATTGCTTCGATTGCCATTGGGCTTGTGACTAAACCAACTTCTTCAGGAAGAGATTGAGTTGCTTTGTTATGGAATGCAATGGCAGTGTCAAGGTCAATTAAGAATTTATTGGGTTCACTTGATCTTTCATCAATAGGAATCTTTTGTGTAAGAATCATATAGTTGTCCATTTTATTCTTAACTTTTCGCATACGCTTGTTTTCATCAATATCAAATAAAGATTCAAATACAGCACTGAAAGGAGGTATAGGATAGTCCAATTCTTCATTCACTTTAAAACAAATGGTATTTTTAGAATCTAACTCTTGCCATCTATGTAAGACTCTATCTGCCTTATATTTATTGTATTTTGTAATGAATTCTTGTGGATACTTTTGCACTTCTTCATCTTTTTTGAAATAGGAAAAATCGAAAGCATAATTATAAACTCCATCTTCGATAGAACTAATTTTACAAAAGTCTGGATCAAGTCTTTGAATGAAATATGAATCATCTGTCATATGCTCATAACCATAAAACACATCGTCTTTGAAAGCATGTTTTAATATTTTAGTAAACTCATGTGGAATATTCATAATTTCTAATTGTTTGAGAGTGCTTAAGTATTGTTTCTTAAATGATGATATATCTACTTTTTCTGTATTTAAATCATATGGTTCAACAATATAATCAAATCGAAGCATTCCAGAGAAATATTGTATTAATCGTTTATAGTTAGGAGAAGCCACGTATAAATATTGACTTAATTTCCTAAGTTGCACTTCTGATTTTTGTGGATTATCAAGAAAACCTATAATTTGCTCTTTTGTATATTTAGTTAATAATGCAGTTTTATTTGTTGAATTAATTGAGTTTAAATCCGCAATAACTAATTTTGATAATTGAGCATATGTGATAGGGGCAAATGTTTTTTCTTCTGTCATGATACACCTCCTTGCTAATATCTATTTAATTATTTTATTAATATGCTTTTGGTTGTTTAAACATAAAGAGTTTATCTATATCTATAGATTCTCTTTTTTTAATAGTTTTATTTTTTTGTTCTTGAATATGAATCCAATATAGTCCATAAAGCAATGCTGAATATTTATCTTTTTTTATCCTCTTCGATATTTGTTCAGCTTTTGTTCCGTTTCCTGCTTGTTTGTACCTTAAATTTAAAATCTCTTCTGATAGAACATCTGTTAAAATATAAGGAACTTCAAAAGTTGCTCTTTCATTACTATCCTTGATTTTTCTCTTCATTTTAGTTTCTAAATCTTTAATTCCTTCATGTGGCGATTTTAATAAACGAACTCCTTTTTTATTAAACAATTTCATAAAAACGTTAACCATATCAGACTCTCTAGTTTCTTTATTTTGTGCTTTCAATGCGAATAAGACTGGAATACTATCTGGTAACTTATATTTATCATATCTCTCATCATTAATAACTTGATATGGAGGATTATCGTCTATTTGCAAGACTAGTTGATCTACGACTCCTGTACCCAATCCATTTGCATCGACAACTAGAATTCTCGCTTTGAATTGTTTAACTTTTTCCTTTAAAAATTTCGCTTGTAGAAGATCATGTGTGCCTTCCATTGAAAAAATATTTACTACTTCTTTATAGTAGTCACCATTTCCTTTCGGGGTAATCTTAATGACCACTAAACAAGAATTAGCGTTTGCATCACCTTCATTACGTGCAACGTCATATGCTAACACGTAATCAACATCATGTTTTCCACAATGCTCAAACTCAGCAACTCCGACTGTTCTAGATTCATTTAATTTATCATCGGCAACTAAACTGTCTGAAGAACTACCTGTCCATATTGATTCGTATTCACGCATAAAATCCATAATCGCAAATGTAGGGGAGTCCTTCAATTCTTCTACAAAGTCAATATCTAATTGGTTATGCATACACGGCATTTCATAACTGTTTCCAATACAAAAAGCTGATTTTCCATTTATCATATCTTGATAAACTTCACTCATTTTTTCGTATGCGAACCTTTGCTGTGTACCTGCTGTAGTTACATACAATTCTGATTTATGAATTTCATTCGGATCAGTTCCACCGCACATGGCAATACGGTCATTTGCCATTAATGGAATTACTACGCTATTAAGCAAATCACCATTAAACTTTTCATCAGCTATCTCTTCAATTGCCCCACCGTTACGTCTTCCTCCACGGGTACTATCTCTTGTTTGGACAACATCATATCGAGAACCGTTGTGAAAAATTACTTTAGTGTAATCTTTGGATTCTATGAAAGTTTTAACTTCTTCACGTAAAATAGGGAAGAAAGTAAATATATCATTCAAACAGTCTTGACTTATTTTAGCAGCTTGCTCTTTTCCGGGGGCAGTTATAAACAGTTTTGTTCCCGGATAGAATATACACTTCAAAACAAAACTTAAATTTTCAAGAAAACTCTTAGATGTTCCACGAGTTGCCGTGACAAATACTTTCCTATATCTCATCATTATTCGTAAATAAACTCTTTGATAAAAATAAAGTTTAATTTTGGAATCAGGAGGGGAGATATAATCAATAAAGTGATCAGGGTAGTATCGAAAATAACTACATAATTCTTTCCACTTTGGTTTAACCTGTTCAAAACTTTTAACTTTGTTCTCGTTTGTTTTATTAGGGTCTATCAAATGTGGAGAGTTGAATAAGTTACCCATGCTATCCTTTTCTTGTCTACTCTTATGACTAAATTTATTGTAACTTGCCATCAATTAATCCTCCTCTATTTTAGGAGTATCTTCAGGAGGTTCGATTAATTGAGGTGCTTTATTTAATTTTAAAGTGTAGTTCAGTATGTGCATGATTGTCTTATCAACAATATCTTGTTCTAACCCTTTAACTTTTCGATACTCTTCCCAAGGAGGAATGAATTCATCTTTTTCAACTTCAGCATAAATTTGACTAAATGTACGTAATCCACCAGTTTTAGAAGCGTCAGTCTGATCCATTGCACGAAATTTACTATCTGCCATGTATTTGGAGAATAAGTCTCCAAGTTGCTTAACTTGACCATAATTTCCTGCTTCAAGTTCTTTATCCATTTTTAATGAAATCACTGCTAATTTCTTCAAATAAGTTTCTTCTTGAGGAGTTTCAATTTTATTCGAAATCATCATTTTCGTATAGAAATCTTCAAGTTTGAAATAATCTTCTGGTTCAAACTTCCCCCATTTTTTTATTAAATCAGCAGTAGGTTTAATATCTTCTTCTATAATATTAAATTGTTCATGCGTTTCACTTTTTGTTTCATTAATGAAAACACTATTTTTCCAAGTTAAATTTTTGAAATTTAGTTGACAATTTTTAAGATACATGCCAAAAATTTCACGACCAGTTCTTTTACCTTCATCCACAGAACCAATCCAAACATCCATAAGAAATGGACGATTCATTTGCATTAATGTGTCTTGAACAGAATTTATATCATTTATATTTAAATTTTCCTTTAAACACACTTTACAAACAGGGTACTTTTTATCTGTATGTAGGTCAGAATTTGACAAAAAGTATTCTGTTGTATTTTTTTCTTTCTGACATTTTAAACATACCTTTTTAGGAGTCGTAGATTTCTTTTTTGTCAAATCGAACTCACCATCCTTTTACTCAAAATATAAAAACCTTCATATACGCCCA